TATGCTCTCAATGCCACGAATTGGCGCACCATCGCAAATAAAAACGCGGAGGTTTCCACGGCATCCGCGACGGCGGAGGGGCTTGTTGAACTCGCGACCGACGCTGAAACCGTCACGGGTTCGGACACCGCCCGCGCTACCACGCCCGCGAACGTTACGGCGAAAATGGCGGCACCGGGAGCGATTGGCGGCACGACGCCGAGTAGCGGGGCGTTCACGACTGTGACCGCGACCACACCCATCGGAGTCGCAAGCGGCGGTACGGGCGCGACAAGTTTAACAGACGGCGGCGTGTTGCTCGGATCAAACACGGGCGCGGTAACGGCCATGTCCGTTCTTGCTGACGGTGAATTTATTGTTGGCGACGGCACGACCGACCCGGTGGCGGAAAGCGGCGCGACGGCAAGGGCGTCACTCGGCCTCAAGGCTTACTATCCTGAAAACCTGTTAGATAATCCGAACTTTCAGACCGCCCAACGGGCAACGAGCGTTGCATCTGTCGGTAGTGCTGACGGCTATTTCACCGTGGATCGGTGGGGCTTGCTGAATGGTACTTACAGTAGCGCACGTTTTACCATGTCGCAAAACGCCCTGTCGGCTGGCACTGATGAGCCTGCGGATCACGGCCATGCGTTTAGCGCGAAGTTTGACTGCACAACGGATGACGCTTCCCCTGCCGCTGGCGATCGGTGCTATTTCGTGCAGCGCATAGAAGGCTTCAATGTTCAAGTGTTGGCGTATGGTGACGCATCGGCAAAGGCTACAGTTGTCGGATTCTGGCATAAGCATACCAAAACTGGAACTCATGCCGTTGCTCTTTGGCGGGCCGCTGGGGCAGAAAACATCTCTGCTAATTATACCCAATCCGTCACTAATACTTGGGAATACAGCGAGGTCACGTTTGTTGGGAACACAGCCACCGCCCTCGATAACGATAGTTCAAATGAACTGCAACTTGTTTTCGTCATTTACGCAGGGTCGAATTACACAGGCGGGTCTACGGGTACTTGGGCTAACTCGGCACCCAATCAAGCGCCCAGCCAAGTGAACAACGCCGACAGTACAGATAACAATTTTGAAATTGCCGGGCCTAACTTCGTTCCGGCTGCGACTATTGCCGCAGAGCAATTCAAACATGAACCGATTAGCGTCACCTTGGCGAAGTGCTTGCGCTACTTCAACCGGATTGCTGATGGCAATGCTAAACCGATTTGCACTGTTGCTGCTTATACAACACTGAATTGGTATGGCACATATAACTTCCCTGTAACAATGCGGGCCGACCCAACACTAGCGGTAAGCAGTGCGGCTCATTTCAGTATTGTGAATAATAGTGCCCTCACTGTTCCTAGTTCAATCATTTTGAGCCGGACTAACACAAAAACATACTCCTTTAAGCTTGTCACAGCAGCACGAACAGCGGGCCATGCAGGAGACTTTGTAACCAGTAACGCTTCTGCAACGCTCGACCTCGACGCGGAGTTATAAAATGGAATACATCAAACACACAGACAGCGGCTCTGTTACGCATTATAGTTTCAACGAGGGCCGTTCATCGTTTGGTGAAAGCCCCGGCAACACCGACTACGACCGAATGATGCAGGAGGTCGCGGACGGCAAATCGACCATCGTTGATCAGGACGACACGCACGTTCCCACTGTCGATGAGTTGCGCCGGGCCGGATACGGCTCATGGCGGGAACAATTTGACATGCTCTACCACGATCAGGTGGATGGCACCTCCAAGTGGCCAGACCACGTTGCAAAGGTGAAGGCCGACCACCCTAAAAAATAGGAGCCACCGCCATGCGTATTCTAGCAACCGCCTTGATGGCGGTGTTTTTGCCCTCCGTTGCGAACGCGCAGCAATCGTGCGGGCCGTGGCAGCAAATGCGAAATCAGTTGTGGCGCATAGGCGAGGCGCCGTTTGTAGAGGCCTCGGGCAAGGACGGATCGTTGGTTGAAATCTGGCGCTCGTCGCAAGGCGAGACTTGGACTATTACCATAACGGCGCACTACCGGGGCCGGAAAATCCTTTGCATGATCGGAAGCGGCGAGAATATTGAAACCGTAATCTGGAACTTGAATAAGCAAGAGGCGTGATATGCCGAACGATCCAGAGTATAGGCGGCGCAAATATGAAGGCGTGAGCGAAAACGCCTTGCTCAAAGGCGGGGCGCGGCTGGTTGCCCTCATCGGCATCCCGGTCGCTGGATTTTTATTTCTGCAAGTCTGGAACGGGCAAGAGAGTTTGCAAAAAACGATGATTGATGTTGGCAAGGCGGTCGCCGTGATCGCGAACAAGACCGAAAACAACACGGGCGACATTGCCGAACATTCTGAACGTCTTCAATATATCGAGCGGCAGCTTTGGACTAATAATTAAGCCATGCCATCATTCGGAACAACCAGCGCGGCCCGCCTTTCAACTTGCGACCGCCAATTGCAGGAATTGTTTGAAAGAGTGGTTCAAACTTTCGATTGCTCAATCATTTGCGGAACCCGCGACAAGGCCGAACAGGACCGCGTTTTTGCCGAGGGTCTATCAAAGGCAAAATGGCTCGAAAGCCCACACAATTATTCCCCGTCGTTTGCCGTCGATGCGTTACCCTACCCGATTGATTGGGGCGACCGAGAGCGGATGACATATTTTGCGGGATATGTAAAAGCGACCGCCGTTAATATGGCGATCCCGTTGATTTGGGGAGGCGATTGGGATGATGATACCGAAGTGCGAGACAATAAATTTGACGACCTTGTTCATTTTGAACTCGCCAACTGGCGAACCTTGGCCGCTGATAGGCCGCAATCGGAGTGAAGTCTATGGAAATGCTTAAAGGAAAAAAGACCTACATCATCGCGGCGCTGATGGTTCTCGTCGGCGTGATTAACATGGCAACCGGCGATGCGTCTGGAATGGCGATGATTACTGACAACATGGAGGTTCTGCTCGGTTTGGGCCTCGCTGCGCTGCGTGACGGCAGCAACTAGTGTTTAGCGTCGCGTCGATCATTAGCGGCGCTGTGGGGCTTGTCAGGGCGTTCCTAGACCTGTTCCGCAGCGAGAAACTACGCCAAGACGGACGAAACGAAGCGGCGGCGCGTTCTGGTCGTGCCGCCGCGAGAGCAAGGAAAAAGGGCGATGAAATTAGGACGCCTGACGATGCTACTGACGCCGCTCGTCGTCATAACAGGATGCACAAAGACGATTGAAACCGTCTGTCCATCGTTCCCTTGGCCGACCGATCCGGTTATCGACTTTATGCAAGAGGGATCGAAGGCGTCTGGCGCTGTCGGAATGTGGTGGCGCGATGTTATCCGGCATGGAACCGTCTGCGATGAAATTTCCAAGGGCTAACCCTTTGACTATCGGAACCGTTCTCGCTGTTGTCGCTGGCGTGTCTGGCGTTTATGGCTTCGCCGATGATTTTGGAGCGGCCTTCGGGGTATGCTCCCGACTCACACCCGTTGGAACAGGATCGTCCGATAGACAGGCCGCATTAGGCTTTGGATATGGTTGTTTTATCCATTTCATATTTTTTAACATTTTGTTTTCGCGATGCGTAAGACCTTTAGCGTAAAGGTGTTTGCCCTCACCGCGCAAAAGTTTCCAATCAGGATGAACCGCCAATATATCCCTATCCGACTTAGCGCCGCGCACCAATTTACGGGCGCTGGTTCGGTGTAAAATTTCACCGTTGGGCATTTCAAACCCCAAACGTTTTTCCTTTGATTGACCAACATATGTCCACCCAGACGCTTGGTAGACCCCTCCATGATGTCCTACATTTGGGTCTGCGTAGGAAATCAAAAAGGGGGCCGCTGTTCTGGATTTCAACCACTTCACACTGAGTGAAATAATGCGCGACAACGGCAGGGAATATGAAGGAACCCTAGCAAGGCGCTGCAATTCTAAAACCCCTCGCGGCCATATCCCACCGGCTGGAAATCCAAACACGATAGCAGCAAGCACCGCACCGCCGTCGCCAAACAACCCTCCAGGAAGGCGGTCTGCAAAAATATATTCTTTGGTTTGAATATTTGACGGCATTCGCGCTGAATAATGATGGTCCCGAATTAACGGCCACACTTCATCTGGGCTTGCGCTAGTGAATATCATTCCTCACCTGCCAATTCTGCCTTGGTGGGGCATGGGCCGGGTTTAGACGGGGTCCATTCGCACGGCGGGCTATCGCCTCGACAGGCACGAAGATCGGGCCAATAGAGTTTGTCGTCTGGATCGGTGCCGAGATATTTGATGCCGTAGCACCATGATCTATCCGTCCGCTCCCAAAGTTTTTTGAGCCTTACCCTTTCAATTTCCATCGCTGCTATTTCCTCAAGCAACAAGGCCGTTTTGGCGTCCGCAGCTTCGGCATCCGTTGGGCGCACCTTGACGCATTTAGCGCGGATTTGTTCCGCGTTAATATCGACCAAAGCGGTTTTGCATAATTCCATTGTTTCTATCGGCACAGAGGGCTGACCGCCGAATAGAAAAACGACGGCAAAGGCTGGCAGGATTATCGGCTCCATGGTTCATCCCTTGCACTTTTTATATTCCGCCGCCAACAGATCGGCCGAGGCCGGGTCATCCTTGCGGATGCGTTTCAGGGTGGCTTTGTTGTCTTTGAAAAGCTTTTTCCAATCCGGCGCCGTTTCCAGTTCTGCGAGGAACGCCGTGGCGAATTTCTTAGGCGTCAGGCATTGGATCACCAGCGGGTCGGCGTCCAACTCGTATGGCTTGGCCGCTTCTTGAAGGCGCTTATTGGTATCTGGTTCAGTCGTTTCGACGGTCACGCTTTTGTCCACCTTGACGTTCATATCCGCGGTCACTTCTGCGTGATGGCCGAGGTCGTGCTGTTCTTCCAGGGCGATTGCTACGCCAAGGTCTTGCGCCGTATCCATCGGGAGCAATTTCGCGGCTCTGCGGATTGGCGTTTTGAGCATCATGGCTTCGGGGTTTGATTTCCAGACATTGCGGCCTGAATTCACTTCGTCGAGTTCGGCGCGATCCATGAACCGCAGAACGGATGGGAAATGCTTTGAACGATAGACGGCGTATGCGCCGACGATGGCACCGCGTTCGATCTTCGTGCCGTTGCCGTGTTCGTGTTCGATTAACGGGTTGCTGCCGCTGATGTGCTTGAATTTGTCTTTCTCGCGCACCAGGTCGGCGTGGCAGACGAAGGTGCTGCGGGCTGCAAGGGTTATTAGGCCCTGGTAGCCCGCCAGAAGCTGAACACGCCCCGAATAGGGTACTAAGTAGGCTTGGCCGGTAACGCCGTCTACGGGCAACCTCAGGAGACACGCGCCCATTGCAGCGTTGAACAGAGTTTGCCGATTTGCGTCCAAAATCTTCGGGTTTCCCTCTGCCGCGACCATGACAGTTTGCATCATGCGCTCGACCGGCATTGCCCCGGCAAGCGCTTCCTCGAAACGAGGGAACAGCGGCTTAAATTGTTCTGTGAGTGTCGCGAGAGCGTTTGCCATTATCCGGCCTCCATTGTTGATTGCGGCGCGTCTGCGGCGTCGCCAGTTTCAAGTTCTTTCACAGTGACGCGGGTTGAAATCGACGACTTGCGTTTGACTTCGGCCCACTCGGCAATTTCGCCCAAGCGTTCCCCGGCATGGGGGGCGTCCATCTTGCCGTCTGCGAAGTATCGCAAATCGTTTTGCATATCGACCGGCAGTTCGGTGAGCGTTTCTCCGCTTATTGACTTCGACACATTGACGCGGAATTTCGTGCCGTCGTTTGCTTGAACAAACGTCGTCTTGTTGTCTGCCGTCAGCCCAAGCAATTGGGCCTTTAATCCGTCCGCTTGCTTTTTGAAAAGCCCGGTCTTTTTCTGGCACAATTGATAGTCCGCGAATATCTGCGCCGCTTCCTCGTTGGTGCCTAAATCTTGCGGCTTTTCATCTTGCACGGTCGGATATTTCAGCGCCAAAATAGGAAGTTCCTTCGGATCGCCGAACGGGTCCGGTTCGTTGCGTTGCTCGACCTGTTGCCAAAACAGGTGGTTGGCTTCCAGCATGGCCGCAATTACATCGGGGTCCGGTTCGCGCGGGAACACCAGCCATTCATCGCCGCCCATGACATAGACGA